GCCGCCTTTATTTATATCGGGCGGAACTTCAACTAATCCTGTTGCTGGTTTATCAGGTGTAACTGAAACGATCACAGTAGGAACTAACTCCTAAATGAATTGTGTGTTTTGGCTTGGGGGTTAGCATAAGGGCTGCCCCCTTCAAAGCATAAAGATTTTATAATTATGGCAAAAGAAACAAAAAAATATATCAAGAAAAATTTTGATTCAGAGGAATGGATTGATATCAGTATGGCATCTCTAGAGAATGAATTAGGTGAGGATGCAATAAAAGCTTTGATAAAAAGCGGAAGGGTTAAAACTCCAGGTGCAATATATCAATCGAAATGATTGTATTAGATCGCACAT